TTTTAAAAAGAAGGAAGATATTCAACACCTTATACCGTTACCCATGAAACGGCCCAAAGCAAAGAAAAAGAATTCTAACATTCTATTCGACAAAACTAGCGACTTTTAAAAGAGTCGCTTTTTTTTTATAAAATTATTTTTATAAAAATATTTGGAGTTTATAAAAAGTTTTGTACATTTGAATAACAAAACAAAACAACAGCATTATGGAAACTCAAATATTAGCAAAAGCAAACGAAGTTATTAAAGATTCATCTTTCACAAAATTGGTTAAACGTTCTAAAGTTGGAAATTGCTTTTTAATAGTAACTACTCCAAATTTTGATTTATACGGCTCATTCTCTTCTTTAGCGGTATATGCTACAAGTGGAAATGATATCTATTTACTAAGATAATATAGGCCCCTTAACCGGGGCTTATTCTCATAAATAAAACTTATTATGATAAAGCCTAAAAATTTCATCCTATTGGCATTTAGTCCAACTGGTATATATGTTCAAGCGTCTAATAAGTATGCGGTAACAACTTTGCATTATAACACTACCACATGCGAAATACATGAAATATCCCATCATATTCAGATTGATGAGCGAGCTAGATATGTATTCTCGTATAAGGAGATAGAAAGAATTTCAGAATATTTCATTTCACTTTTAAACTAATAAAAATGCACCCTAGAACTATATTATTTTTTGCAATTCCATTAATTGGCGGATGGTCATTAATAATGATGAAGCATAATAGAAAGGAAGAATGTGTAAAATACAAGAAAGTAGAGACCACAATACTCCAAGGAACTATTGCAAGCAAAGGAATTGACAGTATTTGCATTTGCAAATTTGATCCAATAACCAACGAATTGAAAACATTAAATATTGACTAATGAAAGGAACAAAAGAAAGCGCCATAATTTCGGCTTACGGTAAACATTGGGACTCTATAGACCCCGCCGCCCAAAGAGGGATAATTAAAAACAATGGGTTCATGTATTTCACAAGATACGAAGAATCAAAAACACCCTCACAAATGTTCGGTGAAGAAAATATTGAAAAAACATTTGATTTCTCTTCTGAACTTGCTGGTCATCGTCCTATCTCTTTAAATGGATTAGAAGATAATAACGGATGGGATTTTATTGATGACGAAAATACCGCATCCGTTAAGGATGGTATTTATTATGATCTATACGATGCGGAAAACGACGATATTATTTGGGGCGTGGAAGGTGTATTTTTCGTTTTATCTCTTATTGGTATGCCTTGCATTACACACATTAGAATTTCAAACAATAAAAAACCCTTATACAAATGAAAGCAATAATACTTGACACCGAGACAAACGGAAAAATCAAAGATTTTCGTCTTGCTCTTACCCAGGAAAACTTAAACAGGAACCGGGCCGCAACCCTGGGAAACTTTCCAAACATTACCCAAATAGCATGGGAGGTTTTGGATCTTATGACAGGTGAAGTAATTAAAAAATACCAATCTTTCATAAAGCCGGATGGATGGACTATACCGGATGAAGATTTCTTTGTACAAAACAATATGTCAACTGAACGATGCGAGGCGGAAGGAAAGCCGGCAACTGAGGTTTACGATATTCTTGTTGATGATATGAACAGATGTACTTTAATAGTATGCCATAACGCGGCGTTTGATGTCCCAACTCTAAAGGCTGATATGATCCGCTATCAAAAGAAGGTAACCGCAAAGCTAGTTGAGGTATGCACGATGAAGGAATCAACGAATTATTGTAAAATACCCAACGCCCGGGGCAATGGATATAAGTGGCCAAAACTCGAAGAGTTATACAAGTTCCTTTTTGCAAAGGAAATGCAAGGGGCCCACGACGCATTTTGCGACACATCAGCTTGTCGGGAATGTTTTGTTAAACTTGTGGAATTAAATGTAATACTTTTGGAATTTTAAAACCAAAAATGGAAATTTAAACATGTTAGATAAGGGAACAAAGGCTTTAATTTGTATTATGCGACTTGGTTTAAAGATGCCTTACAATAGAATTGCTAAAACTGCATGTGTCAATATAAATACCGTATGTTTTCAAGTAAACGAGCTGACAAAATTTAAAGATCCAAATTCAGAAAACAACATAACAATAACAAGAAATTCAAAAATAAATGACGATTTTACTTGCGGCGATCAGTTTATTTGCAGCTAAATTTTTAACAAACAAAATAAGAACAAAATGAAAAATCTATTAAAATTATCACTATTAGTGATTGTAGTAATTACTATTCAATCTTGTACAAAAGACGAATTAATCCAGGTGGAACCGGTCAAAGAACAGGTTAAGAAATCAGAACCTACTATTGACACTTCAAATGACACAACGTATTACCATTTCGGGGACATGTAGGTATGAAGTATTGTGAAGTTGGACAACATGAAGTAAAACAGCTTTGGAAGTCTAAAAGAACAAACAAGAATACCGGCCAGGTAATACAACAGGCATGCTGCAAAGATTGCATTGGTAAGACTCCAATAAAATCAAAATCAAAGAAAAAAGAATCATCAAAAGAGCTCAATGTTTTCTTTGCAGATGCAAGTTTAGTATTTCCAGTGTACTGCGAGAATTGTGGCGAAAAGCTGTTAAATACTGGATCATTCACAAGGCGTTCGCAAACGTGTCATATTTTACCTAAAACCGCATCCGGTGGATTTCCATCCGTTGCAACGCATCCATCAAACAAAGTGTTTATGTGCTGCTTTAGCGGGTGTTACGGTCACGGCAACTGGGACAATCAGGATGCGAATAAAAGGAAGTCTATGTCAGTGTATGACCTGGCAATTGAAAGGTTCAGGAAATTTGAACATTTATTAACAGAACAAGAAAAATTAAAAGCTTACAAATACTTAGGATTATAAAATATATTGACATGAGTGCACCCGAAATAATTATGATTGTGTCCTGGGCGGTAAACCTAGGTATTAATCTCGCTAAGGATGGACAAAAGAAGGAAACAAAATACAGTTTCCTTGAGGCCGTTATTGTTACCGTTATACTTTTCTTTTTCTTTAGATGGGCCGGCTTGTTTAGATAGTTATAAAAATAATTTTATAAAAATATTTGGAGTTTATAAAAAGTTTTGTACATTTGAATAACAAAACAAAACAACATTATGAAAACTCAAGACACAAACAAAGTACAAGTTGGAAAAATAGCTATCCACATCAAATGGCAAGATGAAAATGAAATAGTTAATGTTTCTGAAAAGTGGGTAGTCATGAAAGATGGAAGCACTTACGGAACATCAACAGGTAGAAGGGTTTCTACTCATAGAATATCCTTAAAGAATTTCTTTAGTCTATACACCCTTAAAGGTGAATAACATAAAAAAGGCCCTTAAATGGGCCTTTGCCAGTAAAAGACAAAACAAAAAATCATTATGAAAACAATCAAAATTAACGTTAATCACGTCGGTAAATATTCTATTGGCGGTTCAGGGCTACAACATTGCTTTAAAATGTCTATATATGATGGTAAAGAAGTTGTTGAGTATGGTGGTCAAAAATGTATCGTTTCATTTACTATTGATGAAGAGAACGCCGATCAAAGAATCATCAACTCAACTGACATGGATAATCTCATCAACAACTTGGTTGATATAATTGGATTTGCACTTAAACATGCTGAATGTATTATTTCAAGTACTAATTACAAAGCTCAGTTATTCGCATTCCTAAAATGTTATCGTGAACATTTCCATGAAATTGATGGAAGTCTACGCGATGAGCTTAAAGAGATTGTAAAAAAGCAAATCAAAGATCTTGAAGCAAAGATTTCATTAGAAAATATTGTTCCGTCCCCGGGTGAATTGATGATTGATAATTATGTTTTCTTTGACAAGACCCAAAAACTAAAAAGAATTATCAAAAGTTCCGAATCAAAGCTTTTAGAATTAAAAGAAGATAGTAATTCTTATCAAAGTGAATTGAAATTTATGAATAAATTGAAGGCGGAGTTATCCGAAATTGAAGATCTTATCCAAATATCTGATGCTAGGTAATGTTACGATCATTGAAAACGGCACAGTGCACGTTTATGATAAACCAATTGACCGGGAAATTGTATTGGCTTCGTTGGTTATTCTTGATAGACATGAAGTATCGGGGACATACTTTTCCGATGGATCTTTTGACCTTGAATTAAAATCTAAGCATCCAGGAAAGGTAAAAGATATGAACTTAATTTTCACCGCAACACCTTAAGTAAAAAATGAAAAGAAAACGAAAATACCCAGTAAGCGAAATCGAAGCAACAGTTGCTTGGTTTAAGCTAAAAAAGCGTTTTAATTCTGTTGGTATGTACCCAAAACGGCGGCCCCGGACGCACTTGGGGTTGTGGATGTTAACTCGAGAGTATATAGGCAGAATAACAATTCCGAAAAAACAATATAAGATCCCTGGATTTGTTAAGAAAGAAACCGAATATATCGTAGGAGAACAAGGGCCTGAACCAATACTTACAAGTTCAAATTGTACTATCGGTGGTAGGACAACTAAAAAAACATTTTTGATCAAAACAGAACATGTAGAACATATAATAACACGTAAAGATGTCAGTAATTACAACAAAAACAATTGAGACGGAAAACTCTGATATCGTAGAGATAGAAGAGGACACCAAGCAACAGTGCGTATTCATTTCAATTAATAATAATGAATATGCTTGTTTAAACCCTGACGATATAGATAACATAATCATATCGTTAACCCAGGCAAAACAAAACATTTATAAATCTTAAAAATCAAAAAAAATGTCAGTAAGAAAAGAAGTATCAATTATCATTGATAATGATAGTGTCATCAAGTTAATTACCGGTTGTTTTGGTAATGATATAGTTGAATTGCAAACATGGGTTTATGAAAGATATTGTGCGGCACAATTAGACCCAAATCAATTAAAGTCATTAATTGAATCCTTGGAAGATATTTATTATAATATGGGAAAAACAGAAATTCCTTTTGTAGTGGAAGATAAAATAGAACCTGATTACCGAAAAGAAATTGAAGAACTAAAAAGACATCTTTCAAATGCAGATAGGATGTATTTAGAAGAGTCTAATAAAAACTGTGAATTAAGAAGGGAACTGAATGAAAAAGAAGCTTACATTGGTTCTTTATCTGCCAATCTAAAAGCAGAAACTGAAAACGTAACTGTATTGCGAAAAACAATTCAAGACCTCAGATCAAACATTCCTTCCGACCCCGCACAAGTTAGTAGCCTCAAAGAGATGAACGAAGTACTTATTGCCGAAAACGATGTTCTCCGAAAAAAAGTAATGAAGCTAAAGGGCTTCAAAAAGACTCGTAAAAAACATAAAAAAGCAATCGAACAGCTCAAAGAAATGGAGATGTTGGCTAAACAGGCGGAAGTGAATTTATTGGAAGTTCAAGAAGTACTTAAGTCAACAAAGTTAGAAAGGGACGGATTAGAAGCGACGTGTTCCGTATACCAAAATGAGTTGAACCAATTGAAAAATAGCGGTCGCGTTTACATTGGTGGTGAAACAATTCATTCTTATGGGTTGGCCCTTGTCGCGGAAGAAAGGCTTTCACATTTCAAAAAAGGAATAAAGATTGAAAAAGATGTATTGAACAATCCAGGGGCCGAACTTGCTCAAGCAGCATTATATTGTCTTGTAGAAGGCAATGAGTCAAATGATCATATTTACCCTAGTAAATGGAATGATAAGTTCAAAAATAAAATACGACGTTCAAGTCAAGAAGATAGATTAAAGTTTGCAGCCGCATTACTTATTGCCCAAATCGATAAAGACGAGTATGTGACCCGAAACAATGCTGAATTCGAACGCAAGAAATCCGGTCAATAAGTCCATAAAACACACTATAACCAAAAGTCCCAAAAAAATTGGGACTTTTTTTATAAAAAGTTTTGTATTTATAAAAAACTTTGTATATTTGAATAACAAAACAAAACGTTCTTATAAATATGAAAAAGAAAGCAAAAGGCTTATACGCCGAGCACACTTTTAGCCTAGCGGTTAGAATTGTCAACTTCCAAAAAGCAAAAGAAATCATTGGAAAACGCGCCCGAATCTTGAAAGCCAGGACTTATGAATCGCCTTATTACGAAGATGGTAATTTCGTTTTCGAATGCGACATTGAAGATGCCCTTGCAATTAGAAACGAAATCGACGTGATTGAGGTTGAAGCATCAAACGCCGGTCACAAGTTCATGAAAGATTAACTTACAAGCCCCTTCGGGGGCTTTATTCAATTCATTATAAAATTCTAAAAATGGCAAAGATAAAAAAGCATTTATTCTCTTTTAGAGTAAAGGGACAATTAGAACATCTATCAACAGATATTCATTATGACAGCGGATGTTTCTTTATAGATATCCCCGAAGATCTAATTGAAACAGTTAAAATGTTAGAGGAACAATGGAAAGATTTAGGAATAACTTTAAGACGATTACGTGGCGGTGTAATAAAACACGTTATATATTCAGACCTAGAAGTAAGCCTAATTAATAAAGTTCCTTCAACTTTAGTAAAAATCAAAGAATTGCAAACAACTACCAGGGAAGTAATAGTAATTTATTTTGATGATACAGTTCAATTTGGATCGGGGCCAACTGTAACTAAATCCTTTATTGGGTATAAGATAGCATATTTATATTGCCATGAGGTTTCTACATCTGAAGGAACTGAAAAAAGATATTTTAAAGAACAGTTAATAGGTGGTAAACGTCAGGAATATGCTGTTGACATTGGGTATCATTTTAAGGGCGTGATATTAGCAGATACACCGGAAAATAGAAAAACAATCGAAAGTCTTTATTCTAAAACCCAAAATTTGATTGAGTTCCTCAAAGAGTTGTGTAATTCTGAGGATAGATTTTTAGAACTAGCAGCTCAAAGCAATAAGTTATTACAGTAAATTTAGATAGACTATTAATGAAAACATTAGTGACACCAAAAGGATATGTTTACAGAATTTATACCTGGAAGCAGTACATTGATAAAAAGAAGTCAAAGAAAACAGATCATGAAACAACATTCAAAATTGCCGGACTATCTGATTGATGATCAAGGCAACGTTTTCAATAAAGCAACGTCCGAAAAAATCCCTTTAGTTAAGGGCCAGTATGTTTTGAAAACGGCGGAAGAGTTCACCACGTCCCGGGGCAAAAAAATATGTTTAATCAGGAGATTAACCCCGGATGAAATAAAGTCTTATTTCAAAACTTCAACGGATTATATCAAGCATATAAAAGTAGATCCGATTGACGATAAAACGGAAAACGGGTATACTCATACCATTAAAGTTGATATCAATAAGAATAAGGCCCCAAAAACTGGCCGTGGCGTCATAATTGATGGTGTGGAGTATGATAACGCCAGTAAGGCCGCAAAGTGTCTTAAAACGTCTGTAAATACCGTAATCAACAGATGTAAAAATAATAAGTTCAAAAACTATAATTTTTTATGATATGATTGATAGGGTATATGAAGGGGCCAGGCTATTCCTGGATAACTATAATTATGTTTTGAGTAACGTTTTTATATTCGATTGGGAAAGCGACGTCTTTGGATTATCAAAATCAGGTTATGCAGTTGAGATCGAAGTAAAAGTTTCCAGGTCTGATTTTTTTGCTGACTTCAAAAAAGGAAAGCACATAACATTTACGGGATGTAAGCTTGGTCACTTGGGTAATTATAATAATGTTCCTCACAAGTTTTATTTTGCCTGTCCTAAAGGATTAATAAAATCTTATGAAGTTCCCGACTATGCAGGACTTATATACGTAAATACTGGATATGCGGATTTTGAAGTTATTAAACGGGCCCCTTTCATGCACAAAACAAAATTAGATCTAACTAATAAATTGCTTTCAAAATACTATCATAACTCTTTAAACACCCGATCACGGTTAAATGGTCTTATCTACAAAGTCAAAACCGAATATGATGAAAATAATACTTTGGTTGAACTGAAACAAATACTTAAATTATTAAAGTAATGAATTACAAACGGTAAAATAAATTTGATATTTCATAAAACATTTTTTAATATTGTATAAGCTTAGGGAAAACGCAGTGATGCGAATTAGCAAAATTTTCATAATATTATTTGGATGATAGAAAAGCCGCCTTGAAAAAGGGGGCTTTTTTTTATTTAAAATATTTTATAAAATATTTTGTACGTTATAAAAAAGTTCTTATATTTGAGTCAACAAAACAAAATTATTATGAAGTTATTTGAATTACAAAAGGGCCAAATGTTCAATTTCGTTGGCCCAAAGAGAGCAAAGGTCTACATGGTTAGAGACATCAACTCAAACACAATCAACTACTACAATGTAAGCGATAGCCAGGACAAGCATGTTAAGAGCATCCGGAATAATGCTAACCTGAATGTTGAAGTTGTTGAAAGCATTAAACCAGTGACACTGACTAATGAGGAAGTCGAATTGCTTAAGACAATATTACTAGAAGCAAACAATAACTCTTACGATCAGAAAGATTCCCAAAGAACAAGGACAGTTATAAATGGGATTTGGTTAAAAATTAAGTAATAAACAGCCCCTTCGGGGGCTTTAAATAAAAATATCATGAAAAGTCAAGAACAAAAAATCGAAGAGTTAGTTTTAGCAGGATTTGAAATTGTAAAACACGGTAATTACGTACCCGGGGAGAAAAATCTTCAAATTAAAAGAGATGGTACAACTTACTTTTGTGAGTGTGTAGACGAGGCGCATGCGATATTTATAGATTAAGTAAACCAAAATGGCGGTGTAAAAGCCGCCTTGATTAAAATTTAAAATTATGGAAAATCAATTCGTCCCTTATGAGTTTGCAGTTAAACTTAAAGAGTTGGGATTTGATGAAGAGTGTTTAGCAGTGTATAAAAGAGATGGAAGCGAATTAGCTACATTAGATTATATAGATTATGAAAACTTAAAAGGTTGTAGCAATTCTTGTCTTGTGGGTTATTGGTATAATGTTTCCGCGCCACTTTGGCAACAGGCATTTGATTGGTTTAGGGAGAAGCATGAACGACACATTGAAACTATGAAAGACAAAGGTGGGAGGTACTATATTTTTGATGGAGATAATTACATAAGAGAAAAAGGTAGAATTATGTTTTTTAATACCTACGAACAAGCCCGTTACGCCTGTCTTGAAAAATTAATTGAATTATCGAAGTAACTTCCCAATACAGCCCCTTAACTGGGGCTTTGGTGGTACAAAACAAAACGTATTATGAAAGATTTAAATAAAGAGTGGATGATAAACAGCAAAAATATTGGTTGTACATTCGCCGCAATATTCGCTAAGAAACCCGAAAGCATTGGATGGGTTACAATAGTAAGTCCTGATAAATTGGTCATTCCTGAGAGATCGTTTATAGTTTCTTTGCAATTTCCTAACTTGAACAAAGAATCAGTTCTTGAATGGGCTTTAGCCAACGGATTTTATCTTGAGTCATTGGATGAAAAGAACACTGGACTTCGATATAAAGTAGATGGTAAAACAATTGCCTGGGTGCAATACTTTGGCCCCGACAGCCATGTTGTGACAAGACAAGCCCCAATACCCGAACTTTGTTTTTGTGTTAAGCTTCCGGCTAAATACTTTTTTAAAGTAGGTTTTAAAGGCATACTTCATTTAGCTCATGCGAGCGTTGAAAGTATTAAACCATCAAAAGCCCTTAAGCTTTGGGAAACATCTTTCAACCGTACTGAAAAATCAATTGGACATAAACCGACTTTGAAAGAAGCGGCTAAAACAACTTATCATAATTAAAATGAAAAAGCAAAAAATATTAATCATAGGCCAGGCCCTTCCGGCAAAACAACAAACTGTACCATACGACAGCACTATGTTGTATGATTGGCTACAAGAAGCGTGCAACATAAGTATCGAACAAGCTCAAGACATGTTTGAGTTTGATGCGGTATATGGGTATGAGTTCCCAGGACACACAAAGCAAAGTGGCCATAAGCCACCCACCCAAAAGCAAATGAAAAAGTATTGGGATGAAGTATTGCAAACAAAAATGGAATGTGCAAACAAGGTTTGGATTCTTGGAAGCGTTGCAAAGAACTTCATAGACAAACAGCCCCGCACCTGGTCTTGCAACTTGGAAGTATTGGAAACTATACACCCATCACGCAGGAACATATTTGCATACCGGAATGACAAGGAAAATATTTTGAAATCTATTAAACTATTTATAAATGAATAATTGGATGAAAAAAGAAGGCGAACATAAAGACGATATAGAGTCTTTGAAAGCATTCGCAAAACATGAAGATGATCAGTTAAAACATCTTCAATCTATAGATGAAATTAAATCTGAATTTAAAAGTATAAATGTCACAGATGATGATAATAAACTTCGTGACAGCTTCGCAGGGTTGGCGCTTAACGCTCTTATTATAGCTCATAAAGGAACCTACGCTGAAATATATGATGAGTCATATAGTATCGCTGACAAGTTGCTAAAAGCAAGAAAGGAGGTATACGGTGAATAACGAAAATAAAGCGCCAGTACTAACATTAGAACATCTAGTGCCATACTTGCCGTATGGTTTAAAGTGTGAAGTGATTTCCCTTAATCCATTCAATAAAAAAACTATATTATCATTAACATCAATAGTTAACATTGATTGGGAGCGTCTTAGCTTTGCAATAAAGCCAATACTTAGGCCTATGTCAGAAATTACAGTTGATTTTTTTAAAGAAAATATTGACGAAGATATTGTTGATTTTCTTATAAATTGTGAGCCTGAACACAATCACTTTTCTGTTGAGGTATGCGATAAATTTATAGGATGGACGGCTATATCATACGAAGAATATCAATTGTTTTTCAAAAATCACTTCGACGTGTTTGGTTTGATTCAAAAAGGTTTAGCCATAGACATAAATTTAATTGAATTAAAAAATATAAAAAATGGATAAAAAAGAAGTACAAAAGATAATTGACAGCCTTGTACCTGGTACTATTTTCAACATTACCTATTTAAGCACTCAAGTTGAATTAGTAAATATTAAAACAAAGGAAGGTACTACAAAATTAAAAGAACCTTTATATCTATGGCGCGAGGTAGGAACATTGAAAACGTTCACCAACAAGGCGGACGATATTAAAAAAGGAATCGTATTTAAAAACTGGATTAAAAATGAAGATAGTAATAATTGATAAGATGGGCCTAAGCGCTGACACTGTTCTTGAAATAGCTAACAGTTTAATAAAAAATCGACAACCTGAAAAAGGTTCACACGATTACGGATTAGAAACACACGGCGCAATTGGCCTTGTTAACTTCGACGGGGAAATAAAAAAGCCAATTGTTGCAAGTCAAACTAACAGGAGAAAATCGGATAAAAGCCCGATTGAAATAACAATCAAAGAATTTAAACCATTTTAAACATGAATACAATTATTTATTACATTGTTGGTATCCTGGATCAGGATAAGTTCGAGATAAAAGTAACTGAACTTAAAGTAAAAGAAACGGCTAAGAGTTTTAAAGTTATAGATAGTAATGGAGCATCTATATGGGTCAAACGTTTAGTGCCTCATGTATTAGTTGAGACCGCTTCTATAAACGAACAGTGGCGTAATAATTTCAATGATGTTAGGTTTGAAGCCTATTGCCACCCTCGAAAGGTTGATGAAACAATTCTAAGTATTAAGGACAAGATATCTGAGTATCACCATAGAAATGTTAACACTTTCAAAAAAGTAGTAGAATCTTTCAAGACATGTTTAATTATTAAAGATAATAGCACAACTACGGTATGGAGCCTATAAAACCCGCATTCTATGTTTGTTTCTGTTGCGGTGGTGACGGAAAGGACACTTGTACTAATCCTGATCACGGTTTTATATCGGCCATGCCTGGTGACATTGGAAGGCTTGGTTGTCCTGTTTGTGGACACGACCCATATCATAAAGTTCCAAGCGGGGGCGATTGTGAATGCTGTAAAGGCAAGGGATTTATGGAGCTTGATGAGTGGGAAAAATGGGCTGATGAATATTATTTTGATGAAGATCCAATTGAGTACGAAGAGTTTGTTTATGTCCCTAGTGAAGAAATCATAATGCTTGAAGAGCGTCTTGATTTAATGATAGATAACTTTAGGATTCATAACCGTATCAATGGAGTTAATTTATTACTTAATGACTTTACCACCTGTCAATACTTAAATGTATCACCGCTTATCAAAAGAGTTGCAAAAGAAACGATGACTGAATATATAATTGATGCGGTATTGAAAGAACGTATACATGAGTTTAGCAACTCATATCAAATACAATTAATAGAACATAAATATTTAAATCAAAAATCATGAAACAAAAACTGTTAACAATCTTGTACAATATGCAAGACGCCGGCGAGGCCACAACAAAGGCTAACATTTTGGCCCGTTTTCCAAAGGAGCAACATCACAAAGTGTTTAGTTGTATGGATATCCTGATGACTGAACGCATCGTGTACAAGCAGCCACGTAAAGACTGCATAGGCAAGTTTATGGGTACGTTCCATTTGATCAACTTCCAAAAGTTCGAACATTCAATGATTGATCAAAAATTGGTGTAATATGTCAAGCGAGATAACTATAACGTTGACGCAATTGGAAATATTGCTAGACCAACAAAAGGAACTTGTTATTGAAAGGCTTTTACAAAATAGCTCATATTACAATAAAGAGTCAAATTCATCATGTTCAAAGCAAATGAATATTGATGACGACAAGTTTAGAGAATTAGGCCAAAAGTCAAATTATCCACACGATTTAAAAATCCTAAGAAAATACTTAAAGTGATGGGAACAGAAACAACAAACGGTAAACCCGTGTCAACGCATGAGGAAACATTATTCAATGTGTTACTGAATAAAACTGCCAATGTAAGATCATTGCAAAAGGAATATTATAAGACCCGTAACATCGGAGTATTAAAAGAATGCAAAGAGGCTGAACGGGATCTTGATGAGGTGATCGAACGCATTAGAAAACCTAAGTTATTCGACAATGGATAGATATGATTTATTTGTTATGCTAGTTGTGGCATTCGCATGGATTGTGATTTATAGTCTACTTGCTGAAATGAGAAAAGGGTTTAGAGAAATTGAATCTGATAAGAATAAATCTGAAATGTCAGAATTGATTAGTGAAAAAGATTCAATAATAAACAATCAAAAAAGATTGATTGATTATCAAAACAGAATTATATATGAAAAAGACAAGCGATAATTCTTTCTTATTAATGTTTCATATAGATTCAGAGGTAAGGGACAATGTTACCGGACAAACTGATGGTAAACCATTCCTAAAAGGCCAAGACGGAAACAAAAGGCTTATAGAGGTACTTCAAATTGATCAGACAATTGGCAACTATATGACTGCTGAAATTATCTTTTTGGATGAAATCGAAGAAGAATACAACAGGTTTAGAGCCGCTAGAGATCTTTTACATAATATTCATGAATTTATGCATGAAATGCCAGGAGAATTTGATTTATCAACAGATAACTGTAGCACGGTATTCAAGAAAATGAAAGAAATTTCACAGTTTTTAAACAATAATAGATTATAAATTATGTGCAATAAATGTTGTTGCGGCCCAAGCCGCTATTCTCTAATTAACGAATTAAAACAAAAAGAAATGAATAACATTGAACAAAAAAAGAACCTAGAAATATCTAAGTTAAAAGCAAATGTTGACAATCTAAGGGATGAAATTAAAAAATCACGTGAAAGGATTGAGGATTTACAACATTGTAGCATCTATTTAGATTGTAAAGGTATTATGTATAATTACCTGAATGGTAATTTTAAAGTTGAAAGCGAACAACTATCAGAGGGCACAATCGAATGTATAAAAGTTGACCCTATGTATTACACCACTAATGAGGATTATGATAGATTTATTTCATCAGTGAGAATGTTAGAAAATAAAGGGTTCAATTTAACCATCCGTATTGTGGTTTTGTAAATAAGTTTTTATATTTGGGTCACACTCATCCCCATCTTTCTACTAAGAGCAGGGTATCGTAATCGGTACCTTGCTTTTTTTATGAAAAAAATTCTCTAATTTCGTATAAAACAAAAAATCAATAGTATGTCTAAAACCACAATACCGAATAAGGGCGACAAAAATTACTGGCAGTATATGAAAGAAGCCGGAGTTGAAGCCATAAAAGAAACCAAGCTAGGAAGGCCCCGTAAAATTGAAAGCCCTGAAAAGCTTTGGGAATACGCATGTGAATACTTTGAACAAGTAGACAACAACCCCTTCAAACGTGAAGAGTTCATAAGAGGCGGAGATAAAGCAGGAAAGAAGGTTTCATTAAATTCAATGATGCCTTATACATGGGCCGGCTTAGATGAATACTTAATAAAGCACAGAATAATTTCTTCAATTGAAGATTACAGGCAAAACAGGAATGGGGCGTATGACGATTTTCTCGGAGTCATCACGCGCATAAATCAAGTTATGTGGAATCAAAAGTTCAGTGGTGCGGCCGTCGGGGCCTTGAAGGAAAATATTATTGCTCGCGAACTGGGAATGTACGACAATGAAAAGGAATTGAAAATATCACCTGACAGCAAAATTACCGTTACTGTTAATCGCCTTGTCAAACCTGCTAAACCAAAAGAGTAATGGAAATAGTTTGGGACTTATTTGAGCATCAAGATGATTTTTTCTTTTCGGACGCGCTGCATAACGGACTGGTTGGCGGTTACGGATGCGGTAAGAGCCAGGCCGGTGTGATCAAGACGATCCATAAGAAATTGATGTTGGGCCCGGATATCCCGGTTGCTTATTATCTTCCAACGTATGGACTGATACGCGATGTGGCCTATCCAAAATTCAAAGCCTTGTTTATTGAAAAAGGAATACCATTCACTTTGAATAAATCTGAACACGACTTTACAACACCCTATGGAAAGATTCACTTGAGATCGATGAATAACCCGGACAATATCGTAGGTTATGAAGTTGGTTATTCGTTGATTGATGAAACGGATATCTTGCCTAAGAAAAAGATGGATGAGGTTTTCGATAAGATAATAGGCCGTAACCGTTTGCAATTGCCTGATGGGCTTAAAAACATCACTGATGTGGTAGGAACACCCGAGGGTTTCAAATGGTTTTACAATTTCTTTGTCAAGAACGCAACGCCTGACCGCGTATTGACCCGGGGAAAGACTGAGGACAATTATTTCCTTTCTGATACGTACGTCGATACTTTGAAAAAGGTTTATTCTCCTGAACAGCTTAGGGCCTATTTGAAAGGGGAGTTTGTCAACCTGACAAGTGGAAGCGTTTACAGCCAGTTTGACCGGGACATCAATAACACCAACAGGAAGATCCAACCGGGCGAACACCTTCACATTGGGATGGACTTTAACGTCACCAATATGAACGCTACTGTTGCGGTCAAAGAGGGCTTTAATACTTTCACCTGTGCGGAGTTTAGCAAGATATACGACACATTCGATATGATCAAAGCTATCAAAGAAAGGTTTGGCGCGGCTCACAGTAAGATAACCATTTACCCGGATGCATCAGGCAAGAATAGAAAGACCTCTTCTAAATACAGTGATCACCAATTATTGAAAGATGCAGGTTTTGAAGTGAAGGCAAAGCCGGCCAATCCATTCGTGAAAGACCGTGTAAACTCGGTCAACAGCGGGTTCATGAATAAAAAGAGCTATATCAACATCGATGAGTGTCCAACGCTTTGCGAGGCGCTTGAAAACATTACCTGGGATGATAATGGCGAGCCTGACAAAAACAGCGGCTACGATCACATTACCGAGGCATACGGGTACAAAATACATTATTTGGACAACAATAAACTTATATCAGGAAAGGGGAGTTATTAAAATGAATAGACATTTCAATATTGAAGAATTTATATCAGACGCCAAAGAGCTTTTAAATAAGCCGGCAAGCGAAGCTTTCACACCATTTGTAAGGCCAACGCGATTAAATGAAGATCCGAATTTCAACACTATTTTAGAGCCATTACCGCAAATGCCATTGAGGTGCATGCCTCAAATTACATTTGAAGATTCATTAGCTATGGTTAATGAGCCACTGAATATGGAACTGGTTAAGCAAGAAGGTCGATTGAAAAATATTGAATATTTGATCGATGCGAATGAGCAACTACAGCAGTATTTGAAAATGGAGCAATATGAAAGAGTGCTGCTGATGTCAAATATTTTAAAGGATAAACTTAAAAGAATGAAAGAAGATGAGAAATGAAAAATTTGAAAGGGATGACCTTGAAAAAAACCTATTCAATTGGGTTAAAAACAAGTTAAATGTTTCAGATAAGATTGCAAGTTATATTGCAAAATCAGTTTCAATTGAAATTATTGACACTTCAAAAACGATTTTTGATATTGAAATTGAAACAAAATTTGAAATGATTAAGGAAAAAGTTGAAAATGCCCTTGAAAAGGAAGGGTTGGAACTGGAAATTGCAACTATTGAAATTGAAACTGAAAAACTTAAAAATAATATGAAAAAGCACCGTAAACAAACAACCAAGGCAGTTTTGGTAAATCTTGCACTATTTGCATTTATATTTAGTTGTCTCCGAATTTACCGGGAAAACACTTTTTTACTTTCAATATTGCAAACCATCGTAATCCAATATGCAATTGGATTTATTCTAATGGTAGTGAAATATCTAAAATGGCGGAAAGATGCAAATAAATACGGTTAGTGAAATGTACACTTTCCTGTCAATGGAAGAGATACATATCCTTATTGAAAATTCTATTCCATCTAATACGGTTGATGGTAAGGAAATCATTGATATAATTGAATGGCCGTATTGTGATGCAATTGAATTGTTGCAAATGAACGATATTGCAATAGTTGAAACTGTTTTTAAAAAGCAACTGGGCCTTGATCCAGGGCAAATAATGCAAATGAAGGCGGCTGAATTCTGTTCAGTGTTCCGTCACCTGATAAATGAAATTGAAAAGATCGTTGGATTCCTGGATCTATTGAAAACAGAACCGGACATTGATCTTGTCAACGCCGGTATTGATAAACTGGACAAGTTCGGGGTTTACAATGTGTATTATGCAATTGAAAAGAATCCTACAAAGTGGGATGAGATCAGCGAAATAAGTTTCAATAAGATATTCACCCGCTTGTACATGGACAAGGAACACGGGGAAATACAAAAAGCGTATAATAAAATAATTATTGACAAACATAATAGAAAATAATGGACGTTGGCAGAATAATGATAGGATTGGTCAAGCAGTTGCAAGATAGCGATTGCGACCTATGTTTTAAATTGGTGCTCGGTGGCCGGTCGGACTATTTCAATAATGAAAGGGATAGTGCAGACGAATGTGATTATAATGATTGTTGTGTCCGGGTCGGTGTCCTGGACATTGGTTTTACAGACGTATATGAAGAGCAAAGCCAATTTGGGGTCAAAATTGCTAAGGATTGGAATCTTGAATTGTTTTTTGGTATTCCGGCCCGGATGGACTTACAATTTTTCAATGAAGTTAACCCGGATGATATTGACAATTCAAAATGGGTGAAATATCTATCACCGTTGATCTGCTGCTTATCAGATTTCGAAGCTGATTTTTGTAATATGTATGTCGGTTGCGGTGGCTGTAGAGAAATTGAAGTTAAGGCCAGTTCAGGCAAAATGAAAATGAACTATACTGACAAGAATCTCGACGGGTGGCAAATGTTTGTAAGGATAAGGGAATCATTATTGTAAATCATGGATTTAAGTAACGCACCTAACGAAGTTATATTTTATGCCTTGAATAAGGTCATAGACGTCTTGATTAGGAAATACGACGAATTGGGCCTTCGTGCTTCCAGTGAATGGGCCGAGGGTCTTGAAGTTCGAATTGATAGCCCGACAAAGGGGACGATCTTAGGTGTGAAATATACCGAGCAGTTAGTTAATGGCCGGGAAAGCGGGCCTATGCCGCCGGTAGATCCGATTAAAAAATGGGTTCAAAACAAACTTGGTATAACCGGAAAGCGGGGCCAAAGAATTGCATGGGCCGTTGCAACAAAAATTAAAAATGAAGGAACTGAAATATATAAACAGGGTGGGACGGACTTATTGCAAGTCCTGGATGATAAGGAAACTATGGACATATTCGCGCAAGGCATTAAAGAATATTACCAAAATAGGATTAAGGACGAATTATTAACAATGTTTAAAAAGTTATAGTATGGCAATCATAGGGCTTGAAAATAATTTCTATTGCGCTTATACTCCAATACCTGTAAGGGTAACGCCGGAAATGTACCCGAACATGACATTTTCGGTGCAAAAGGGTTTTGAAGTAATTGGCAGTGGTAGGATGTACCAAAAAGACGGGGTTTATTATATTGATCTTTCACCCTGGGTCAAGATAGGTATGCATGAGTTTTTTGACACTAGGGTATATTATAAGACCTGGGCGTTTGAAAATATAAATGAACAAGAAACAGACTTAACAATAAATTTTGTTGAAGATGATGGGCTTGGTGGTAACACACACGTACAATCAATAACCAAGACTTTCGTCAAATGTGCGTTGCAAGGTGGAAGGTATGTAGATGCCAATGACCGTAATGTTAAGATGTGGAGGGGGTTCCCGTATTCATTTCACATTATGTATGATAGATCATCATTATATTTACTGCCAAGTGCGACTACACCACCATCGGTATCAGCCTGGCAAATAGAATATGAGACAAGAATCTGTAGAGGGTCATATATGAAGTGGCTGAACGAATACGGATATTATTATTATTGGTTATTCCCCAAAGGACGTGAAGAGGTAGACGAAGCTGAAGAAATTTATAAAGTTCCCCGGGATATTTTCGAGCCATACAAAGGGAGTAATGAATGGACAGTTGGGTATAACGCTACTGAAAAATTCACTGTAAGGGATGTCGTAAAAAGAGAATATTGGCATTTATTCAGATCGTTGGTAAGAAGCCCGGAAGTATATATTTTAAATGATGCATGGGTTGACACATATTTAGCCGGAGCCACTACAATGGGGCCTGAATACTGGATAAAAGTAAGACAAACCGATGTTGAGTTTAATAGAATACTTTATAAACGAAGCATGGCCGAACTTGAGTTTCAATTTGAATACCCACGTCCGTACGTACAAACTTTAATTTAAAAACATGGCATCACAAATTGTAATTAACGGATCTGTAATAAACCTGGAAGATGATATTCAGTTTTCTTTCAACGCCGGTCAAATTGCGAATCTAAGTTTGAGTATGTCAAATTATACTGAGGCTTTTCAGATTCCCAGGTTGTCGCAAACTGTTGTTAAGATATTTGAAGCGCTAGGCATACCTTCGGACACCAGTACATTGCCCTACAATATCAACAACGTAGATGTATTGTCCGATTACAATTACATTTATACCGGATCAATGATCTGTATCAAAACAGATGATCTGTATTATTATGTAACTGTGATCAGCGGAACACGCGACATATTCCAATTGTTAGGGGACAAGACTTTTGCAGACATTCCAATTATACGAATGTCATTACCGTTCAAAACTGCTGATACTGTTGCCGCAATGGCGATATATGACGGCGCCTTTACTGATACGATATTTGCGGTTGCAAATTATGGTGGGATAACCCATTTTGTGCAATCAGGAGACAAATACGTAAATGTTGACTGCATGCCTCTATTGTACCACATACAATATTTGTGGAATAGAATTTTTGAACTTATAGGCGTTGCAAACGATACATCGGATATACCGGTAACTAAATTTCAAAACCAGTATTTTAGTTTCCCATATCCACCACTAAATAGCATTGGTGCTTTCGGTACACAAGTTTTTTCAACAACTGTTTCAGAGCAATATCAAAACTTGCCGGCGTCAAATCAACCTGCAATAAACAGTGCATACACTGGGTCATTTGGAAGCGAGTTCACCCAATCAGGCATGAATATTACATGTACTGGCGGTGGGTTATACAATTTCACTTTTGATAAGTTCTATGCATATGGTCAGGGAAATGTTAACGGGCAAAATATATTGTTCCCTATGACCGTAATTTTAAGGAAAAACGGGAACGAGTTCTTTAGGTTTGAAGCGTCAATGAATGACACGTCAAGCGATACATTTTTCGTGAACGCTGTGCAAGATTTTCAATTTGGAGATGATTTCACTGTACATGTGGTTAGATATGTAACGATTGATTCCGGTGCATTTTGGAATTACTACCAGTTCAATTCGCCGTTGAAAATTACCCGTGTTGCAATCAATGACGAAGCAGCTAAAGAGATATTGAATTTCAAGCTTGCAGATTATGTAAAGGAGTTCATGTATAGATTTGCATTAATTGGATTTAAGCGGGGTAACTTCATAGAATTTAAACAGATTGGAAATGTATTAAACTCTGCAAATTCTGTAGACTGGTCTGACAAGTACGTACGCCGTATTGAGGAAACTTATGATATCGGGTTTAATCAAAATAACCTAATCAAACATAAGTATGTCACAGAAGGTGCAAATTATTATGATGCAAACATTCAGTCAAATAACTTGAATCTTCCAATTGAAAAACCGTTGATAACAAGTAACGTTTATGTACCAAGTCAGAACACCGCTGCATTCAGCCTGGGCGGTTCAACATCATCATCAAATGATGTATTAGTGAAAGGTATTCAAACATACACTATCGACAATACTAACAACTTAAAAACCGAACAAAGGAATTTTTGGGTTCAAGTTAGGCCCTGGCCAGCAACTGCATACTTTGGAAGTTACACGTTGAAAGATACCGTAAACTTTACGGATCAGATAATTATATCTGATGCTTTCAGTGGTGGTTTTAATACAGATAATTGGTCACCATTGAATCAGGTTACTAATGACACAAGGTATCATATCTTTGAATTGAATCTATCGCAAACAGATATTATGCAGCTAGACCAAACGGTTGCGTATTTTTTCAGGCAAGAATCCGCATACTACATGCTTAATGAGTTATCGTATAAGAAGGGGCAATTGTCAATAGCAAAATGTACAAAAATAAATAACAGGTAAATATGGCAGAGAAAATTGAACTGGCATCATTTTCAATTGATGTGAATGCCTTAGAAACCAATATTGCAAAGCTTCAAGATTCCATTGAAAAGCTTAAAAAGGAACAATTAGACCTTATTAAGCAGGGCAAACAATTGGACAAGGCTTTTGCTGATAACGTAGTTTCTATAAACAAACTTGAAAAATCTTTAAATTCTCATTTTAGAATACTGAGCAGAGTAGTAGAAAAGAGTAGAGAATTGGCAGGCATGAATAATTTGTTGCAACAGCAGCTAACTAATGAAACTCAAATTATCATAAATGCTGCTACAGCCAACGACCGGTTGAATCAAAGCATGGAAACCGGAACTACATCAACGCAAAACACTGCCCAGGCCGTTGACAATCTAAATGAGGCCCTTGAGGCAAACGTTAATGCATCGAATGATGCTATAACAAAGCAACAAGCATTTGATCAGATAATGGCCAGGAGCGCGAACACTATTACCGAGCTTCAAGAACAGAATAAAGCCTTGGTAACTTTACGAGACAGGGTTGACAGTAGTACCGAAGAGGGCGCCGCTTTATTGAATGAGCTTAACAAACAGATCAATGCAAACGTTGCATCTATAAAGGCTCGACGTAGTGAATTGCAACAGGAATTAACACTTGAAGAGCGTATTGAAAAAGCTTTGGCAAATGAGGCCCGGGGAGTTAAGGAATTGCGAGCTCAGAATTCAGAGTTGATAAAGATCCGTAATGAAATTGATCATACCACGGAAGAGGGCCAAAAGCAAATTGCTCTTTTGAACCAACGCATTGATGAGAACACCGCTACCATCAAGTCAAACGTATCCCAAATGGAGCAACAAAAAATGGGTATTGGTGATTATGCCAACGCCATAAAGGACGCATTGGGCGACATGGATTTATTCAATGGCCAATTCGATCAGATGCGGGGTGTGTTCCAGGCGTTCGGCCCGGTGTTTGGTAATTTGAAAAACCAATTCAAAGAAGGTTTTGACAGCCTTAAGAATCTGACAGCCGGAACCGAGGGATTAACCGGCGCTCAGAAAGCAAGTGCCATTGCAAGTAATCTTTTGTCAGGATCAATGAAGTTATTGAAGGTTGCTTTGATCGGTACCGGTATCGGGGCCATAGTTGTGTTGTTAGGTTCACTTGTCGCATATCTTTCAAGTAGTGAAAAAGCAAGCAACAAGCTTGGTGTAATTCTTGGAAAGTTGGGCGGTATAATTGCAAAACTTTTAGATTACCTGGAACCGCTTGGAGAGTTTGTATTGAATGTACTCATAGCGAGCTTTGAGAAGCTAGGTCAAATTGCGACAAAAGCAATCGACGATATTGCAAACGCCTTGGAGTTCCTCGGATTTGATAAAGCGGCCCAGGGTATGAAAAATTTCAATAAGGAAATGGAGACGGCCGCCAAGAACGCGGAACATTTGACCAAGTTGCAACAGAACCTTACTGAGGCCCAACGAAAGCAAGGGATAATGCAATTGAAATACCAACAGGACGCGGAAAAGCTTCGTCAAATCAGGGATAACGAAAATCTGACTATTGCCCAAAGGCAAAAAGCTAATGAAGATCTTGCGGCCCTATTGAAAGAACAGCTTGCAGTTGAGCAAAGGATTGCGGCCCAGGCTTTGGAAGTAGCCAATCTTAGGATAAAACAAGATGATGCCACTAAGGAAAACTTGGACGCTCAAGCGGAAGCAATGAAAGCAATGCTTGAAATTACTGAACGCATAACAAGCCAGGAATCAGAACAATTGACAAATCGGGTTGCTCTTCAAAAAGAAGCTGCTGAACAAGCAAAGGCGGCCGCTGAGGCTCGTATCAAACAAATGCAAGATGAACTTGAGCTATTCAAACTTCAAGGCGATGGCCGGGCAAAATCCTTAGAACAGCAACTTGAACTTGAACAGGAATACGCTCAACGACAAGAAAAGATTCTTAAGCAGCAATTGAAAAACAGGCTAATCACTCAAACTGAATTTAATATCGCAATGGTAACATTAGCGAATCAGTTACGTGAACGTCAAGCTGAAATTGCTCAAGCTAATCTTGATTACGAGCTTTCCCGTATAGAAGATCAAAGCGAGCTTGAGTTGACTATGACCAAAGCAAAAGGTTTGGCCCTGGTGGAAGAGGAGCTTAGGCAAGCTAAAATTGTAGCTGATGCGCGGGCGGCTTATGAGTCTCAACGGTTTAAGAAGGGACTTATTGATGAGCAAACTTATAGAGATAATGCACTCAAGATTCAGCATCAATTTCAATTAAAAGAAATTGAGTTGCGCAAAGAGACTGATGAGTTATTGAAAGAACGTTCTGCTCAAAATCTTGAGTTTGCCCAGGAACGTGACCGGTTAGCACTTGAAGCACGGTTTGCAAATGAATGGGAGATCCGCGAACAGCAAATTAAACAGACCAGGGAACGAGATCTTGCCCAGGCCCGACAAACATACACCGACCAAGTTATGTTAGATCAGGCCATATTGAACATTAATCAACAGGCAAAGAACTCAGAAATGATTCTTGAGAAAGAAAAGAATGAAGCTATTTGGCAAAGCCGGGCGGATCTTGCCGGCGCCCTTTCTCAATTATTAGGTGAAGAAACTATTGCCGGAAAAGCAGCAGCTATTGCCCAGGCCACTATCAATACATACTTGGGTGTTACCAAAGCTTTAGCGACTTTGCCGCCACCGGCGTCGTGGATTGCCGCGGCTACTACTTTGGCTACTGGTCTAGCAAGTGTTGCAAATATCACTGGAATAACCGGCGGTAATACTAGCATTGAAGTACCTTCAAATCCTACTGAATCGGCGCCCGTTGCTCAGGAAGTTGTGCCACTTAACGCGGTGCCACCATTTGCAACAGGTGGTAAGGTAGTGACCGGAATACCTATAAAGCGGAGTAATGGAGACGACGTATTGATAACGGCCAGGAAAGGTGAAATTATTCTAAATGATAAACAACAAGCGGCCCTTGGTGGTGATGCTACTTTCAGGGCTTTGGGTATTAAAGGATATGCCACTGGCGGTGTTGTAGGGGGAACTACAGTTTTACCAACGGTTCAGAATACAATATTGAAACAAATTGACGACACATTTGCAAAAACAATTAGTGATGCGGTTCGTGAAGGTTCTCAAGCAGGCAGCCGGGCCGGAACTCGTCAAGGTGTAGACGATGCTACAACCTCATCTTTAATCAGTAGATTGTCAGCATCATAATTTTTCATTAATTTTATAAACGATATGAATAAACTTGAAAGCGTATTAAAAAAATTAAAGAATGTAAATATTAAAGGCGTCCTTAAGGGGCGCCATAATATGACAACGGGACTAGCTGATGAAGTTGCTGAAATAAGGGCGGAAGTTTGTAAGACCTGTCCACATAATGTTGAAGAGCCTATTCCTGAATTACGTATAAAAGATGAAGTTTTACCCCATATAAGTGAACGTTGTTGTGGCGTTTGCGGGTGCTCACTTCCATACCTCACAAGACAATTTGAAGAAACTTGCAAACTTAAAAAATGGGATATATGAAAACACATGAATTAATACAAGACAATCTTGAAGTTGTAAGAAGGCTTATTAAAATAGGAGCCGTCCCACCTACATACTTGACATATCTAAATATTTATGTCGTTTTCGTTGACTGTAAAAAGCTCGGATCTAAGAGAAAAAGAGAATTTTACACAGCTGATGTCACAAAAACAAGTGTTAGCACAGTTCAAAGAGCTATTAAGGTAATGGAAAGCCCGGCGCCTAATTAAATTAACTTCAAATTTAACTTAACTAATTATCAGCAACTTACATTTTCATTCCATTACATCAGAATATTGACTGAATTGACCAATGCTTTATTGGTCAATTTTGTTATATGGCATTTGAAATTAATATATCAGGTGAAGTAATACCGTACGACGGATATCAGGGGTATTACTGTTGTGCCGAATTAGATAGGCAGCTTGAAAACGCTAATGGAGACGATTTGATAGTTAACATAAATTCTCCCGGCGGTGATGTCGATGAGGGTTTCATGATGTATGTTGCATTAAGAAAGTATGCGGCTAAATATGAGGCCCATATCACTACATACGCAAAGGGCCGGTGCTACTCAATAGCAACTGTTATCTTCCTGGCCGGCGATTCTCGTATAGCAAACAGATATTTATCTCCTTTTATTCACAACGCTTGGGCCTATACTGTAGGTGATGCAAACCAACTGCAAAAGGATGCGGCTGATTTGGAGATGATCAATAAGAAAATCGGTTTGTTTTACGCTGAACACACTGAACTCACCTATGAAGAGGCCCGCGAATGGATGAACGCCGATACATTTATCGAACCTGATGAATGCGTACGTATCAGATTCGCAACTGAAATCGAAGAGATAGTTCGCCCGGCTGCTTTGGTTCAGTCCCTAACAAGAAAAATTGCAAACACAAATAACAATAAAAACAATAATACAAATATGAAAAAGAAACCAGTTGATCAAGGGTTTTTAAATAAACTCATGCGAGCCTTTAATTCTGTTGAGGCTGAAAACGCGGTTGAATTAAACACTTCAACAAATGAGCCTGTAGTTTTCCCTGACCTGGAAGAGGGTCAAGAACCAAGCGTTGGTGATAAAGGTGAAATTGACGGCAAACCGGCGGACGGATCAATCCTAATGGCCGACGGCCGTACATTTGTTTTCACAAGTGGTGTACTTTCTGAAATCGTTGAAAAAGAAGAGGAAGAGACTACAACTATGGAAGAGTTGCAAGCCGAAAACCAACGTTTGAAAGAAGAACTTGCCGCTCAAAATACTAAGTTGGAAGATCAAGGCAAAGACATTGCAGAGATGAAGAAATCTTTATCGGGCCTTAATTTGAAAATGAAAAACTTGGGCGGACTTATCTCAGAATATACAACCGCTAACGACGAAGAGGAAAACCCTGACCGTACAAAAAGCGCCGGCAATGGTAATGATGATGGGCCGCTTGAAACCAAAAACTTGCGTGAAAACGTGATGAAGTACAAACAAAAAGGAAAGTAAATTTAAATTTAAATAAAAAATGGCTATTAACATCGATAACTTATTAGACAACGTAAATACGTTGTGTGATGCTGATAAACTAAACATCAGTAACACCGTTTTTACTTCTTATCTTGAGGACGAAAGTTTCCCGGCTCATCACAACGTGATGACTGAAATCCGTGCTAATACTCCAATCCCTATTATTGACGCTAAACCGGATTACGGTTTCATGAAAGTTTCAAAGGGCAATTGTGAAAGTAATGCTTGTGACGTTGGAACTACATCTTCAAAAAAGCTATGGAATCCTAAAGACTACGATTGTCGTTTAGTGATCTGTAAACAAAATCTTGCTTGTGATTTCCGCGAGTTTTGGGGCTTGAATTGCCACGATTACAAAAACATGAAAGATGCCTATATGGTTTTCTTAGTAGACCAGGTAAACAAATCTTTCAACGCATCTCAATGGCGTATCGGTTATTTTGATACAAGCACAAATACAAACCCTGATTATGCAGGTATTGACGGATTATTCCAACAATGGATTGCTTTGGCTCCGCCTACAGCGGCTAACCGTTATGTCATTCCTGAAAATTCAGCGGCAACAGTTGCAGACCAAATGAACCTTGCGCCGGACAGAGCTATTGAAATCTTGCGTAAATTTTGGGCTTACATCTCAATTGTAAATCCTCAATTGTTCAGCAAAAACAATTTGCATATTGATATGACACCGGCGTTGGCCTTCAACTATTTGAACTGGCTTCAAACTAACAAAGAAGAGAACTGTTGTTTTTCAGCAACTGACGGCGTAACAGCTTCACGATATGCATTCTCAAACTTGAATTACATGGGTATTCCTATCGTAGTTCGTAACGAATGGGCGGGAATCATCGAGTGGCAGCAATCAATTGCGGGAACTGCAAACTTGCCAAATCCACACCGTGCAGTATTGACTTACAAAGCCAATAAACCAATGGGTACATGTGACGGCGACGCCTTCCGCGAGTTTGATATGTGGTACGAGAAAAAAGATAAAAAAATCTATATCGACGTAGCTACATCGTTCGACGCGAAAGTAATTTTTGACAAAGATTTTGCACTAGCAATTTAACGAAGGGAGGTTTAAAAATATGGCATGTACAGGAATTTGCGCGGTTGTCAGTAACAATATGACCTACGATTGTAATAATAAAGCAATCGGCGGTATTGTTCAAACCGTTAAATTAATAAACAGGTGTGATATTGATCCTACAGAATGGACAGTAACACGCGCGCCGGTTCCGCCGGCAACAGGATGTGCTAATTTAATCACATCGTCTGCAACAGATCCAGGAACAATGGCCGCTATTACGGTTCAGGGTATTCCAGGTAAACGCTTACTTGATTTTGGTTTCACAACTACAAACACCGATTTCGGAACATACTTCACACATACTGTGAACTTATTTGCTCAAGGGTTGTCGCAACAAACATTGTGTAATATCAAAGACTTTGCAAATGGTGCTGAGGTTATCGCTATTGTGGAACAAAATTTCAAAGGTGTTGACAAAGCAAGTGCATTCGTAGTTCTTGGATGGGACGCAGGTTTAAAAATTGCGGATATGGCTTTTGCAGTTAATGAGAATAACGGTAACTCTATTATTCCATTATCTTCACTTGATCCTGATTTGGAGCCATACCCGCCGTTGACATTCTTGAAAACAGATTACGCAACAACTAAGGCTTGGTTCGATTCATTAGGATAAAATGAAGTACACAAAAGAGCAATTAATCAATATGGGTTCAGAAAAGATCAGAAATGACGCTGGTCTTTTCTCCCTATTTAAACAATATGTTGAAGAGGATATTTGCGAACTATACCATGATTGCAAGCTCCCAAATAATTGTTTTGGGTGCTCCTTTAATACAACATTTGGACGGTGGAGAACATATGTATTAAATAACAGTAAAACTATAAAAAGAAAGATTATGTCAAATTCAAAATCAACTTATGAATTAAAAGATGAAAGACTAAGATTGTTTTTCGATGAAAAAATCCTTGATAAAAATTCAAGTGATGAAGAGTGGAATACCTGGATCAATTACCCGGCTGAACCTGAAAAGGTAAAAGAAAGAAAAGCTTTCTTTGCAAAATTACCTAACAGCAGCGCGGATGCTAAAGAGCCAAAGCCAAAAGCTTCAAACCGTAAAGGCAAAGGTAAACCTACAGCGTCCGCACAAGAAGGCGCAAAAGAACCTTCTACAGATGCTGACAGCAAAGAAGGTGATGAAAATAAAGAAAACGAAAACAACGACAGCAAATAAGTAAAAAATGGCAAACAAGATCGGCAAATTCGTAGCTTCAATAGTTGAACTTTTCAGTAGGAAAGTTGTACCGACTGGTGAAGATAGAATTTATTCACAGGACAGTGATAACCTTTACCCCAACCGGGTTGAGTTGGTTCAGAAAAATTCTGTTACCGCTTCCGCTGCTTCCAAGAAAATGCGCGCGTTTATTGTCGGTAGGGGTTTTGTCAATAAAGAATTTAACGAACTTGTTGTAAATACAAAAACTGGTATGAAAGGGTACCAGTTTTTGAATAAAGTTGCAAAATCTTTATCAACTCATAGAGGTGTATTTGTGCATGTGAATTATGACATCTTTGGATCAGTAAACTATCTTGAGGTACTTCCTTATAAAAAGATGAGAAAGTCAAAAGAAGATAGCAACGGATTTCCAGGGTGTTATTATATGAAAGATTGGGAAGATGAGGGCAAAGGGTTTAGTAAAAGCGATACTTCTTGCCGGTGGTTTTATCCGTTCAACAGAAACGATGAAGTAATACTTCAACAAAGGGCCGCCGACGTTGCCGATAAAAAGCGTGAAACAAGTGACGAATCAAATTTAGTGACCGATTACCGGGGACAGGTTTTCTATTTAAACTTAGATGATGATCAGGTTTATTCTGATGCCTGGATAGATCCAGTTTACAATGACTGTGATTCTGAATATCGTTTTTCACTGTACACGAATAGTAACGTTCGAAATGGGTTCCTTGAAAAAACAATCTTGGTTGCTAATGGCCTAGATGAAGAAAGTGCGGAGGAATTGGCAAAAGATGTCAAAGGGTGGCTTGGTGCTGAAAATACAGCATCAGTTTATTTGTTTACACCTCAAGGCGAGATTGAAGATCCCGAAAAACTATTCACTACAGTTTCATTAAAGGGAAATTTCGACACAAAACGTTTTGACACAGACAAAGAATCAATATCTAATAATATTAGAAAGGCGTTCCTTTGTATTCCTAAAATCCTAATAGATCAAACGGAATCAGTTTTTGCAAATTCAGGTGAAGCATTAAAACAAGCTGTTAGTTATTACAACGAGGAAACGTTACATCTACGTGAAGCTGTTGCCTATATGATGGATAATTTTTTTGATGGTGATTTTTCTATCACGCAATTAGGAGTAAGCGACATTATTAATAATACTGGGACAAATGAAAAATAGAGAACTTGAACCGCTGCTTATTTGCAAAGAGGATTTTGAATCTATAGTTCAGATTTCAAAGTCTTGTGATTGGGATCAGTTAACCCAGTATATCCGGGAGCAACAGAATCTTTCATTACTTGATAAAATTGGCCCGTGTTTATTTGATAAGTTATTGAAATACTGTCAAGGGTATGCTATTAAAGGTGAAAGCGGAACTTGCAGCGAACAGGAAGAGGACGTTTTAAGACATTTGTTCATAGGCGGACGCTATAAAGCTTGTGACGGTGAAACAAAAATGCATTTTGGTTTAAAAAGGTCATTGGTTCATTGGGCATACGGCGCTTACATGCATAAGCATTCTTTTGTTGATACTCCTTTTGGAGTAGTTCAAAAACTTAATCAGGATTCTGTTCCTGTAGATCCTAAAGAGTTGAAAAATATAGACATTGAACAGCGGAGTAATGCGGAATATTATTTCAAATTGACTAAGGAATATCTTTGCAGCGTCAAAAATTGTGAGGTAATAAAAGATTGCAATATATGCGATTGTATAACGGATTGTTCTTGCAAGCATTGTAAAAATGAGGCCCGGACAAAACAAAGGAGAGGTGTAAAACTTAAAAACATTTCAAAATATTAATTATGGGTTGCGCTAGTCCACAAAATAATACATGGGATTCTACAGTTGATTTTCATGTAGTATATACCGGGTTGACGGTTGATGTCGCCGGGTTTAGAATACGGCAAAACGACAATTATCAATCAGTAACACAAGCTTTAATAAATGCTGTAAATTATGTCGATAACAAAGAATATTATACACCATATATAAAAGTTGATAATTCATTATTGTTCACAATGACGGGTGAAGAGGTTGAAACAAAACACCCGGACGCACCATTGGGCGCAATTGTTTATAATGATGTGGACGGCTTCGAATTTACGAAGCTTGCCGTTAATGTTTGGAAATTTCAAATTATAGAGATACGATGAAAAAATTTTTAATATTACTTTTAGCACCGTTTTTATTAACGGTTTCTTTGGCTCAAACGCAGCCTAATTTGCCAACTGGCAGTAAGCCATTTTCAAGCAGTATTTTTATTTCACCGAACGCCGATCTATGGACGGGCAAAACCGGTGTATATATGAATCTTGCAAAGAAGCGATATGTTGACAGCTTGGTTACTACAATAGACCCGACTGTTACCACCGCAAAATTAAAAGTAAATACAGCGGTCACAAATCCTGAATGGCGCCGTGTGCCAGCGGCTGTTGCAAATGGGACAGATTGGCAAAACAATGGTCTGTTGGCCACATACAACGTAGGTAGTTTTGAATCTAATAACGCATTAGCATTGAGAAAAGATGGGCGGTTACAAGTAGCTAATCCGATAGATAATTCAGATGCATTAAATCTTTTCCATTATAAGTACAAAAGAGACTCATTACAGGGAAGTGACGCTAATTCTTTTATAAAAAATAGTGCTAGATCAGCAGTTTGGTTAAGTGAAAATTCAAGTATAAACATCACACAAACTGCATTCCCGGCAAGTCAAAACGTAATCATAAATTCAAGGGCATCTACAATAACTTCAAATGCTAGTGATTATTCGTGGTGGAACACTATCATAGGTGCGAACGGGTGTAGAATTGGAAATCTTCGTCAGAATAGCGCTATTATAGCTAGTTATAATTCTGAAATAATGGACGGTCAAACCTCAACCGGTAAATGGAACAGTGCTATTATAGCCGGCCTTTTATGTAAAGTAGGTGCATCCAACAGTTACACGTTGGTTACCGGCCGGGGAAATGAATCAAACGGTTCAGCTCAGTTTATTTGTGGAAGATACAATTTAATTGAACCCCTGATTGGAATTGATAACCCTTTACGTAAAGCTTTTATTGTAGGAGCGGGCCAAGGCCCTGATGACGGTTCTATAGTTCGCGGGAATGCTTTCCATGTTACGCATGGGGGAAAAGCTTGGGTTAAAAATGAAATGGAAGTAGACGCAGCCGGCGGCGGACTTGTGTTAAAATCGCCCGACGGATCAAGATGGAAAATAACAGTGAGTAATACCGGTACGTTATCGACTACTAAATTACCTTAAAAATTAAATATTATGTGCAATAGATGTAATAATTCGAAAAGCTCCCATTGGGGTAAAACAATTGATATGGAAGTGGTTTATACCGGTTGTGGTGGTAACTGCTTTGGCTTGCCAATTACTCCTGATATGACATTGAGACAAGTCCTAGATATCATTGTTGGCAACTGTGAAAACATTCAAGGCGGTTCAAAATGGTATTGGGGTGACGATGTTCCTACATTTCCGGCAAATGAAGGTGACTTTTATTTGCAATCTAATGGCGTTGTATGGGAATATGATGAAGTTGAAGGGTGGCAAGAGACTACAATCGACCTTAAGGGAATTGAATGGGGAGATATAAGCGGAAATGTCGCAGATCAAACAGACCTTGTGAATTTTATTAATACAAGAATCACAACAGTATTGGAAAGCACTATCGCGACAACAGCCGGAACCGGACTTTCATATAGAGTAGCCGACAAAAAAATAGTTCTAGGTAATGAAATGGAGTTGGCTCCTGGACTAATATACCGAACTGTAGTGTACGGATCGGGTGACGGTGGTGTTCTATACGGTTTTCCAAGTTCAACAGCCGGAATGCCTGACATGACTAAAGCAGTTATTACTCAAACACAGTCGGGTGTATCAATGTCCGTAAGTAATATTAAACTTGATGTTCAATCAGGTATAGGATTTACGTATTCGGAAGATGAGCAAACAAGAATAAGTGCGGGTTCAATCGGTATTACCATTAATGCAGTAACAGGAAATTTATCACTACATAGTGAAAGAGGAACATCTATTGGTGGATTTGGAGATACTACAATAAACGCTGAGTATGGTTTTGGTGGCAGAGTTTTAATTGGAAATGTAGGTGATCCAGTATTATTAAATCCTAACGGATCAGAATTACATTTAGGACAATTATCGGCCGGTAAGCCAGGTATAAAACTTGTTGGGTCTAGCACACCTGAGTTCAGGTCAGATGGATTGGTAGTACCATCAGCAGACGGCAAAAGATGGCGTTTAACGGTCTCGAACGCCGGGGCCTTAGTTATTACCCAAATTGTTTAATATGGATAAACGTTTGCAATGGGCCGACGCAATAACCCTTGAAAGAATAGGGTTATTGCACCCGGCTATAAGATCTGAAGTAAGAGAATTGTATCTACAAATAAATACAATGCTTCCTAAAGGTGTAAGACTTCGTTTTTCACAGACATTAAGAAGCTCAGAATACCAAAGGTCTCTTTATAATCAAGGAAGAACTACACCAGGCAAAATAGTAACATATGCAATGCCTGGACAATCGATTCATGAATATGGTTTAGCGTTTGATATAGTTCTACTTTACGATAAAGACGGTAATGGAACGCTTGAGACTGCTGACTGGGTTGAAAATTCACACTGGAAAAAAGTTGTTTCATTCTTTAAATCAAATGGATGGTCTTGGGGTGGAGACTGGACAGGTAAAAAACGGGATAGTCCACATTTTGAAAAGACTTTTGGTAATACTTGGAGGGAATTATCAAAGAAAAATAAATCCCTCGACAATAATGGTAATGAATACGTTATTTTGTAACCTATAAAAATTATATAAATGGCTGAAATTCCTGAAAATCCCGCGGCTAAATATTCCCTAAAGCAATGGATAGCACACCCAACTACAATTTTATTAATTGTTGCTGTTAATGCAGTTTGGATCTTAGTTTGTATTATTATTTGGAACGCTAAAGCAGGAAAGGACGATTGTATGAAACAAGTGGAATATCTTAAGAAAAGGGTTGAAACCCTGGAATTACGTGAAGGCGAAAGGAATGCCGAACTAGAATCATATGTACGGGCCATAATTTTAAAAGACGCACAGATTAAGGGCCAGTCTATCGTTATCGATAGTTTGAAAGGGGGTGACCGGTCATGAAAAATTACAAAAACTGGATTATATTAATCCTATCGGCAATTGTTTTGGGTCAATACTTTTGGCCCAAACCTGTTGCCGATACTCCAAAGAATGATATATCACCGGAAACCCGGGATATGGTTAGCGCGGAAGTGAAAAGAGTCAATTACAAGATTGATAAAAAGGGATTTCAGCACGCCGTTATTGACGAAATTGAAAATACGGTTGGTGATGTGTCTAAATTACGGGACAGTGCAAAGCGAGAAAAGGACAGTGTTGTTACTCTTCTCAATATAAAAGATAAACAGCTCCGCGAATGGCGTCAATATGCCATTACTTTGCGGGACAGCTTTATGATTGCAAGTATTGAAAGTGATACTTCTTTCAGAGCAAAAAACAAATGGGCAAACTTTGAGTTTGTGATTCCAAAAGACAAGACAAAAAGCAGTTATTTCAATTACACCTATAACGTTGAGGCCAATTATTCAGAGTATTGGAAAAAAAAGAATTTCCTGGCTTCTAAGAAGTACTATATTGATTTTTGGGTAAATGATACCAACGCAACAATAAATGGCGTGAAGAGGCTAAAAATAGTACCTACAGACAAAACACACTTCGAATTGAATGCAATTACAATTTACGACCGGAATCCATCAGCCGGATTTGAGGGGTCACTTAGAAAAGGTAGGCTTTCAATTGGGGCCGGCGGAGTGTATGACCTGAATCAAAAAGAGTGGCGCCCTATAGTGATAGGGAAATTCAAGTTAATAGATTTTTAATTTTTCATATCTATCTTTTAGTTTGCCGTTAAGACCGTATTTTATATGCGGTCTTTTTTTTATATTTGCTCTACCACAAGAAAAATATTCTAGGTCTTGCAATGGCCTAGCTTTTAAAATGAAATAAGCCGGGTTGATTTTATCAGCTCGGTTTTTTATTTTTGTTTTACAGTGACCAATGTAGGCGCTGATAAATTATAAAAAAAAATGAGAAATAAGATTTTAATTCATGTAGATCATGAAACGGGTAAACCTGTAATTATTATTGAAAAGACGGAAGATAATAGCCCGGGTATTCCTGATGTTAGAGATTCTTTAATTGAAAGATTTATTGAAAACGGTCATTTTGCTGTTGCTACGTTTGATAAAAGCAATAATGTGGTACTTAAGTCAATGAATCCGCTGGACTTGTTGGCTAATATTAAAGATTGGTTTGGCTCTACTACAGATAAGGAGTATAATGATAAATTCGAACAAGCTATTGCAAAACTTCATGCCCTTATAGAAACTAGGTACGGGTATAAATCAACAGCATTCTTAAAAAAGGTTGAAGCGCAACAATTAGTTTATGGATGTCAAGCCCCTCACGATTATAAAATTGATGATATTCCAAAAGGATAAAAAACATTACTTATAACAGGAGCCGTATTTATGTACGGCTTTTTTATTTTATATGTTTTTTGTAGTAAAACAGCATAAAAACACATAAAAAAACCCATATTTTATATTTTTTTGATTTTACTTGTTTATTTTATAAAATATTTTGTATAGATTTGTTTTAACAAAAAAAAGGTGATACCGTTATGAGCGATATCACCTAGATAGTTAACAAAACAAAACCTCTTATGTAGTATAAAAGTAAAGACGGGGCGTCTTTATGCCTCAAATATATAAATTAATTATTCACAAAACAAAAACAATTATGGGTAGACCAAGGAAAAACCCGGAAACTGTCAATCAGGAAACGGGATTGCAGACCATTACACCGCAAGAACAGTATCAAATTGAACTGGCATCCGAAAAACAAAAGCGGGATGATTTCAGGCGGGCTCTTGAGGGATTCAACAAAACATTACATCGGGCCCCTGATCCTAAAAAAGTGCTACAGCATGAAGGCGTTTCTTACATTCCTATTTCATCAATTGAAAAAGATCTTGACAAATGCTTTTTCGGTCTTGTACAATATGAAATAGTTTCATTTCAGCAGATCTTAAATGAGTTTGTAGTTCACGCCCGGATAAAAGTATTTCATCCGGTAATCAATCAGTGGTTAAATTATGACGGTATTGGCGCCGGTATGTTCCAACAAAAAGCGGGAACACCGATACAAGATTTTTTTATGTATAAGCGTAAAGATGGCGGTAAACTTACAGCTCCTAATGCGTACGCCGCCGCAATTAAGAATGCTGCAAAGAAGATAGGTAAAAGATTCGGTTCAGATCTTGCCCGTAAAATAGAGGACGATTACAACGGGTTCTATAAAGATGAACCAAGTGAAGAAAAACCAATGAATTAATATGGAAAAAGAAGAATTAAAGGCATTGGTTGATAAGATTCAATCAATGACCGCAAAAGAAATTATTCTGACAATGGTGGAATCATTGCGAAATCCGGTAACAAAAATAGATATGTCTACATTTGGCTTTAAAGATGTTTTTGGAGAAAATGGGAAAAAAAATATTTGCTATGGGTGTGCTGCTACAAATACAATTTGTAAAATTGGTGGTTTTGACCCTTCAATTGTTTTGGATGTAGATGAATACAGACAATATAGACATGTTGAAATTTATGATCCTACTGAAATTTGTGATTTTAAATGTATAATTATGCAATTTGAATGGGCTATTGATGCGCTTAGAATGGGTAATATAGATTTATATAATGAGTATGCCGAAGGGCGTTTTAGTAGTATACCTAGATGTGATTACTATTTACCTGTAATTGAAGATTCCTTTACGGATGAAGATTTAAAATTTTATGAGTATTTCGCAAACACATTATAAAAATGAAAACAAAACCTGTTAATATTTCCCAATCTCTTATCAAGGATATAGCGATTGTAAATAGTAGTGATCCCAAAGAAATAATTAAGCCGGCCCACTGTCCAAAATGGATAAAGTTCAAGTATGTTTTAGGTATGGAAACCAAAACAACAGACGCTCAATTATACGGACAGTACTTCGAGTGGCATTTATTAGGCGCTACCAGGGGTGGCAAAGAACCGGTTATACCAAAAGTTAACATAAAAGACTTGAGGCCCACAAAATCAGCTTCAAAAAATTCAATGATCGAATACATTATTGAAAAATCACCCGAAGCAAAGATTGTCGGAACTGGTAAACAAATGGATCTTAAGCCAAAACCATCATCATCAAAAAATGTATTGATTGAATATATTTTTTCAAAGGGTGGATCTGTCCCCGAAAAGGCAACTAAAGAAGATCTGATAAAGATCATCGATGATTTACCGGAAGATTTGGGAGATCCTGAAATTACTCAAGAAGATTACTTTAATTTTATCCAAACATTGCCGCCCGATATGAGCCCCGGGGAAATGAGTAAACAGGAAATCACATTAAAAGATCTTGTTGAATACGCGAAAAAGATATTGGAAGTAATGGGACTTGACGTTAATGAAGGTGAAAAGCAAGTATTCATAAAGGCCGGTGACGAATCGGGTCACCTAGATTGGGTTACACATTGTTATGAAGATCCTGAACTTGTGGCTATCTATGATGTGAAGTTTACAAAAACAAAGTTGGACGATTGGCGCAATGGATGGGGAGACCCGGACACAAAAGAAGATGCAAAGATTCAGGCCACGCACTACACTCAAATATATCACAAGAAACATGGAGTCTATCCGCCATTCTACTTTTTTATTGTCGGTGAAACAGGATGGATTAAATTTTTAAGATATAGGATTTTCCCAGTAGGTTTTCAAAACCATAAAAATCTTGTGAAATATACCCGTGATGTGGTTAGGAATTTGGAAAAACACGACTGGCCGGCAAGACCCTTGTTTAATCGCTGTTTATTCTGTGACTTTGCAGAAAATTGTGAATCACGATCTTTATTACCTGAAATTGAAGAAATAAAAATTGATATTTAACTATGAACAAATACGTAAAACTAGCAAAAAAGATCCAATCAATGACCGCTAAGGAAATTGTATTGGCTATGGTTGATTCATTAAGACACCCGGTAACAGATGAGGTTTTTATGGACTCTTTTGGGGGGATTGGTTATAAGGGTTGTTACGGTTGTGCGGCAACAAATTGGATTTGCAAAATAGGAGAATTCAATCCTAATGAAGAATTGGAAGGGCCTAGGAAATATATTATACCACAAGCAGGGGACAATTTTGAAATAGTAGTAGCAAAAAATGTTATAGGAAGTTTTGAAACTGCTATTGATTGCTTAAGACAGGGAGATATAGAAAATTACAATTGCTATGCAAAAACTGTAAATGTATCTACTATAGATATAAATCCAAAAAATACATTACCCTACTTAGATAGCAATAATTATTTGCCTAAGTTGGAAGTTTATGAAGATTTTGCTGAATTATTATGAAAAAGCAAAGACAAAAACAAATTGGAATAGATGCAGTTATAAAAGTTCAGAACTTTTTGAAAGATGCACAAACTGAAATATTCGAAGGGAATAATTTTTCACTGGCCGGACTTGCTACTGATTATAGGATTGATAGAATGATATCTACTTTAGCGGTTCGTAACGGATATTTCGAAAAAGGAGTGGTTAAGGGTGAATATTCTATTGGCCCAAACTTCGATTCAAGCGCGACCGGTGCTAAGAAATTGATTGAAATGGTACGTCTTTCAAAAATTGACAGATCATTTGCCAAAACATCAGCTGAAATAACCGCAAATAAGGCCGCAGAATCAAAAAATATTAATCCTGATGAAGGTGATTACATTCCGAAAATTGATTTGACTAAAACCAAGTCTTTTGAGGCAATTAAAAAATGGATATCAGGAGCCGAACCGCAACGGACACTTTTTACAGAAAATGAAAAAGAGTTCGAACACAAATTACAAATTGCTTCTGCTATTGCAGGTGGCGTATTTTCCAGGGACAAATTCAACTCATTAAAAGAGATACAAGAATCATCGGATTTTTATGTTTCTTTTATAGTTGATATTACAGAGGAACTTTATTCAAAACTTAAAAAATAAAATATGTTAAACAAATTTGAAATTATCGGAGCATTGGGCCGAGATGCGGAAGTAAGAAAAGTAAATGATTTCCATGTGGTACAATTCAGTGTTGCCACTTCTGAAACATGGAAAGATGCCAACGGAAACAAACAGGAGCGTACGACCTGGGTGGAATGTAACCGGTGGATAAAAAGCGCCAACGGGGCCGAACAGTTATCCAAATACCTTACAAAGGGATCTAAGGTTTATTGTTATGGATTGACATCTGTTCGAGCCTACGTAAATGAAAACACAAAAGAGGCTGTAGGCGTATTATCTTTGCGTGTTGATGATATTAAACTCATCCACACAACGCGGGAAAGATCTGAAAATACCGGAACTCCGCCGCCGACAGTTGACAATTATAGTGATGACGACGATCTTCCATTTTAATTATCAATAATTTAGTATAACTTTATTCATTAACAAACAAAAAAGTAGAAAATGAAAAACAATGTAAAAGATGTCACATTGCAGGTATTGACCGCAAAGACAAGACAATTCAAAAAAGGTGGAAAAGTTCAAGGCCGTGTGCTTGATGTTAAGTACAGACAAATTACTGAGTATGACAATTCAAAAAAACCGTCTGTTAGGGTGATCGACAGTAAGGATGAGAACGGCCAATTGGTTCACAATGATCTAACAAAAGCATTGAAAGCATTTGTTCCCCATTTTATGTTTGCATCTGATCGGGCCAACATCAATGACTTTGATGAAAAGTACTGGAAAAACAAAGATTGGACTCGACGTAAAACTGAATACGAAGTAACAGGCATCCACATCAAGGAAGTAAACGGCCATAACCATGTTATTCTTGTTGGACGCCAAAACTTGAAAAACGGCCGTGTTATTTCAATGGTACCGCCAATGATCCGTTATGATTTTGATCCAAATAACGATCAAGAAGAAAAGTACCCATTCTATAAGCATTTAGAAGAGGCTGTTGACAAGTTTTTAACTCAGGTGGAACAATACCTTGATGGATATCAAGGCGAGCCCGCACAGGCTGAAATTGACTTTGACGGCAACCCGGAAGAGGACGAAGAAAAAATTAAGAAAATATCTTAAGTAGTCTAAATTTTTCTATCTTTGATATATCAAGTCAAACGAAATGAAGTAAGGAGCATTTCGCTTGACATATCAAATATAGCTTATCCAATAAGCTTGAGCCTGTAGTTCCTTACCTACAGGCTTTTTTTATCTAAATAATCATGAAAGATACCAGTTACATTAATATCCAAGGATGGATGATTAATAAATTAAAACTAAAGGGGAACGATCTGTTTATATATGCAATTATATTTGGGTTTTCTCAAGACAATGAATCAAAATTTGAGGGGTCACTTAAATATCTTTGTGAATCAACAAATTCGACAAAGCCTACTGTTATTAACACTTTGAAAAAGTTAGTTGATGACGGTCTTTTATTGAAGTTTTCTGAGACTAAAAACAACATTACCTTCAATCAATATCAAGTGAATTTTGAATTATTGGAAATTATTACTGGTAGTAAAGAATCTTGTCAGGGGTTGTCAAATAATTTTACCGGTGGTGGTAAAGAATTTTTACCAAAAGGTAGTAAAGAAACTTTACCCAATAATACTATTAGTAATAACCTAAATGATAAACAAAAAGAAAAAGAAGCGAAACGCTTAAATTTTACTGATGAAGATTTCATTCAGTGTTTTATTGAAGAGGGTGTTGAACGTCAAAAAATAGAAGATTGGATAAGAATCAGAAAACTAAAAAAAGGGGTAAATTCCCTTTCATCTTTTGAATTATTGGTAAATGAGTGTAACAAGCATAAAATAAAAGTGTCTGATGCTGTAGATATTTGTATTTCTCGAAATTGGGTATCTTTCAAATATTCCTGGGTAAAGGATGATATCAAAAAAGAAGATGCTGAAGAATCTAAAGTTTTAAAAATGTAATATGCTTATAACATGAGGAATAGTAAAAAAATTTTACCACAGCACAATGGCGGGTATTTACCCCCACACGATGCAAATGCTGAGCAAATTATACTTGGATCTATACTTATCGACAAAAATGCATTCATGCGTGTATCGAAGGAATTTAGTTCTGAGATGTTTTATAAAGAACCTAATAGGCTAGTTGCCGAATCAATTTTAAGACTTCACAGTCAATCGCGTAAAGTAGATTTAATTACTGTTTTTTCTGATCTAAATAAGCACGGAAATGGGGAGATTATCGGCGGATTGTATTATCTCACTGAACTTACTGACCGTGTTGTGGGAACTGATAACCTAGAAGAGCATGTTGATCTTGTCAGTAAACATTACTTGGCCCGTAGGCAGATCGAACTATACCAACAAAAGATTGGTGAATTATTTGCACTTCAAGACCCGGAAGATATAGCCATAAATGTTTCAAGTGAATTGATTTCACTTAGGAAAGGAGAGGAAAAGAATTTCCACACCATGAAAGAATTGGCAATAAAAGCCATAAATCACCGTGAATCATTAGGAAATAAAAAAGTAGATCGTGACGGATTGCCGACCGGATTAAAAGAACTTGATAAAGCTATAGGCGGATTCAAGGCCCCGGAGCTTACCGTTATCGCCGGCCGTCCCGCAATGGGTAAAACAGCGGTTGCATTGGCGGCCGCAAAAGCTAGTGCAGTAGAAGGAACGCCAGTAGCTATATTTTCACTTGAAATGGATGCTGAGCAATTGTATTATCGTTTTCAAGCTGATGAAGTGAAGATAAACGGTAAAAAAATACGTCGTAATGATTTAACGGACACCCAAAGAGAACATTTGTACTTTGCTGATGGTAATCTCGGAGAACTCCCAATATTTATAGATGATTCACCATCATTGAACATTGATAAATTAAGATTCAAGATAGCTTATTATGTATATGTTTTGGGAGTAAAAAAGATAATAGTTGATTATTTGCAACTATTGGAAGCGGAGACTAAAGGTTTTGGAAATAATACCGCAACAGTATCGCAGATTTCAAGAAAGCTTAAAATTTATTGCAAGGAATTCAATGTTCCTATAATTGCCCTAGCCCAATTAAGCCGGGCCGTGGAATCCAGGGGGGCAACTGGGTATAAACCAATACTTGCAGATCTTCGTGAATCAGGTTCTATTGAACAGGATGCGGACAATGTTCTATTCTTATGGCGTCCTGAATACTATGAAATTGATAAGGACATTCAATGTAATGGATATAATAATTTATTTTCTCCAAAGAACCTATTAGTATTTATAATTGCAAAATGTAGAGGCGGCGAAACCCGAAGTATACCTTCTTGGATAGACTTATCTACAATGACACTTAAGGATCACCCGGACATTCCTGATGAAATCGATGAAGGGAATGAAGGCGAACAAACCGAACTTCCATTTTAATTATAAAATATTTTGTATGTTATAAAATAGTTCTTATATTTGATCAACATTTAACAAAACACAAAACAAAACAACATTATGAAGTACTTAAAAATCCAAAATGACGGCCTATTAGATATTAGACTATTATCATTAATGGGCGGGACTACTAAAGCAAATGATAAATTTAAGATTGGTCAGTGGGGAAGCGGGTTAAAATATTCAATGGCTTGGTTGCTTAGAAATAATTTATCTTTCCGTGTGTTCATCGGATCAAAAGAAGTATCAATAACTACTGAAAAGGAAGTTATCAGAAACGAAGAGTTTGAAATCATATATATAGACGGGGAGAAAACTAGCGTTACAACAAATATGGGCGGGGACGCCTGGATCGAATGGATGATTGTTCGTGAACTTTGGTGTAATGCACTTGACGAAGGTGGTAATTCAATTTCAATTGAGGATACTTGTTTTGGGTGTGAAGATAAAACCACATTTTACATCCAATTAACCCAGGGATTCAAATTAGTAATGGATAATTGGGATGATTATTTCATCCATGACAAGAAAGCTATTCATTCAAACGGTGTTCGGTCAATTTACCACAATAAAGGAGATATAAAGCTGTTCAAACAAGGTGTGTTGATAAAGCAAATGAAAGGTAATCCAAGTGTATTTTCCTATAATATAAATGATGCTGAATTAAATGAACTAAGGGAATACAATGGCGCTGTTTCATATGAAATCTACAAGTGTCTACGTGATGCGCCAGTAGAAGTCATTAAGTACTTTATTGAAAATGTACAAGAAGATCATTTTGAAAGTTCGATGGATTGGCGTTGGTCGGGAAGTACACTTTCAAGTAGTTGGAAAGAAGCAATAGGAAATAGAATGGTATCTACTTCAAACCAAATTTCAATTTTAATGGCGTTTAATAAGTCAATTGATCTATCTAATGTCTTAATCCTAGGTAAGGAGTTATGTGATATAATAACAAGAAATTTCCCCGAACTTGGAGTAACAAAGAAAGCCGGAAGATATGAGTTTTTTGAAAATGAAAACTTGCATCTGAGGAAAAGAATCATGTCAATGATATATACGTTACAAAGGAAAGGTTATTATTTGCCGGCGAACACATCAATTAAGATCGGATCATTCGACGATAAAAAAATAATTGCAAGCGCAAATCCTAAAGATAAAGAAGTGTTTTTTAGCGAGATGCTAAATGACAAAAATGACAATTATCTAGCCTCGACAATTATCGAAGAGTTTGAGCACGTTAAAACTGGTATGCCTGATGAAAGCAGGGAATTTCAACAGCATTTTATTGATATGTATGCAGATTTATTATTAAAACAACCAAATACATCGGATCATGAACAAGAAGTTATTCACCCTAATAATTTACTTCTTACTGATAACGGCGCTTTCAATTAATGTCGTATATCAAGTAACTGATAAAATTATAATCTCTATCATATTTGTGGGATTAGCAGAGGGTATTGCATTATTAATAGCACTAATTTATTTTAACAAAAATTACAAAAACAGAAATGGCAAAGCATAAAGAAAAAAAGCAAATAAATAACGTTAAGGATGTATTCAAGATTGTACGATTGTCGGCCCTTTTATCTAGCTTCACTGACATAAATCCGGCCGGCGGTATATATCACCGCATCAATAACAAATCGACGCAGGAAAAGGACAAACAGACTAATTTGCGCGATGAGGAAAAGAATAAGCTTAGGGATGCACTTCTATGCTTAGGGGAACAAATTATTGATGTTGCTATGTCCGACGAATTAAACACGTTTAAAGATGAAATTCACCCGTAAAGCATTATCACAAACTAAAGTTGGCGAACTGTTGGAAAACAAACGCCAACTTTCTGTTTTCGATGAAATAAAGCATAGAAAAAAACAGATTGCCCAGGGATATCAACATGGATGGATCGTTATAGACGGTGATAGGCCGTTATTCGTCCGGTCAACCTGGGAAAGAAACTTAGTTTTTTACTTTGAATACCTGAAAAAGCAGGGCCTAATTAAAGCCTGGTATTACGAACACAAAACGTATTGGTTTGATGGTATAAAAAGAGGCACAAACAATTACAAACCTGACTTCACACTCATTGAAAATGACGATAGTGAAACAGTTATCGAGGTAAAAGCATACTTCACCAACAAAGACAAGATAAAATTGCAGCGTATGGCCAAATATCATCCACATGTTAGGATTAAAGTTCTATCGGATGACGCCGGATTTCGCAGCATGCATACAAGATACCCTACATTACCATTTGAAAAATATACTTCTTATGATATGATCAAAGAAAAGAAGTATCTTATTAAGGGTTGGGATCAGCCTTTTAAAAAGAAGGAAGATATTCAACACCTTATACCGTTACCCATGAAACGGCCCAAAGCAAAGAAAAAGAATTCTAACATTCTATTCGACAAAACTAGCGACTTTTAAAAGAGTCGCTTTTTTTTT